AAAAAGATTAGTGAACAAGTTACCAAAGACTCTGGCAGTTACTTCAGTATGAATGAAGCAAGTGCGGTTATTAAAGATTACTTTGAACAGTTCGCAGGTCTAAAGAAATGGTTAGATGACCAAAAGCAGTTTATACAAGACAATGGTTTCATCTACTCTCACTTCGGAAGAAAAAGACGACTCCCTAATGTATTTTCTACAGACAAAGGAATCGCTTCTCATGAAGTAAGGTCTGGAATCAACTTTCTAGTACAGTCAATTGCTTCTGATGTCAATCTTCTTGGTGCTATAGATACCCACAATGAAATTATCAAACGAAACAAGACGAAAGATATGAGAATATTTGCCTTAGTTCATGACTCGATTCTTGCAGAAGTGAAAGAAGAAGATGTTGATGAATATATGGAAATTGTGAAAACTTGTATTGAAAAAGACCGAGGTATATCAATACCAGGATGTCCGATTGGATGTGACTTTGACGTTGATGAAGATTACTCACTTGGAAAGTTCAAAGCTAAGTATGAATCTGAGTGATGTTGAGTTTCCTATCTACGTTATTCATACTGACGAAGTTGAAAAACGAGATGGAATATTGTGGTGCGAAGGTGCAGTTGTAGATGATACAAATGCACCCGGCTATACTATAGGACAAAGAAGATTAAATACAGCACATAAAAATTTATATGATTTAAGGCATATGATTGATAGTTTTGTAGCACTATCAAAACACAGAGGGAAGTTTTTCGTAGATTCCAATGGAAAGTTTTTTAGATATGAGAAAAGTACAACAGCAAAACTATACTATTGGAAAATAAAAGAAGTAATAGAAAAAGACATAGCAACATTAATATATGTTGAAAATGTACCTTTTCCATTTGAACTAAAAAGACCTCCTGAACCGCTACAGAAATACGCAGGAGTACTGTACATAAAAGATATACCATCTTACTTGTACGAACTCTCAGAAATTAAGAAGAAAAATACTTGGAGAAAAGTATGAAAATAGTAATAGAAATAGATACTGATAACGAGCAAGACTTGCAGACAGTAGAAGAACTCTTAGAGTTAATAAGGAATTTAAGATGAGTATATGGAGATTGTGGGCAAAAAGTTTAGGAGAAAAAGTTGGACATGACAGAGAAGCTGATTATGTTGCTATGTTTAGGAGTTGTATTGTGTTACTTAACGTTATTACTTGTTGCTTTATTATAGCAAATGTTGTAAGACACTGGGATATAAATCCAAGTACAGAAGTTGTAAAACTAAAGTGCTATTATACTTATCACGGTATCGAGCACTGTATAACAGAAGACGAGTTTAATGAAAGCAGTCCTGAGTAATAGGATATTCATAGAAGTAACGCAGGATTATCAAGCAAAGCTTGACGAAGAACTTACCTATAGTATACCGCCAAGACGTCCAACAGACCCACCTATCATCATAAAGAATATGGGCATAATCCGAGCGGGTTTAGTAACCTTGCCTATCGGAAGGACGGATTTAATACCAAATGATTATGAAATAATCGATAAGCGGAATGATGTACCAATTGAAGGTTATGACTTTAAGTTTACTTTACGAGATTCCCAGCAGTCAGTATATGACGACATCCAAGGCAGTGCTATAATTAACGCTTGGGTCAGTTGGGGAAAGACATTTACAGCTTTAGCTATCGCAAATAAGCTAAAACAGAAAACGCTTATAGTTACTCATACTGTAGCGCTGCGGTCGCAGTGGGAAAAAGAGTGTAAGAAAGTCTTCGGGGTCTCAGCGGGTGTGATAGGGTCGGGAAGATTTGAAATCGATGAGGATATTGTCATTGGCAACGTGCAAACTTTGTACCGAAATCAAGACAAAATCGCAAAAGAGTTCGGTACTATTATTCTCGATGAAATGCACCATGTAAGCAGTCCAACTTTTACACGGATTATTGACTCTAACAGGGCTCGTCATAAGATCGGTCTGACAGGGACAATGCAACGCAAGGATGGAAGACATGTTGTATTTCGAGACTACTTTTCAAATACAGTATATAAACCACCGAAAGAAAACTATTTAACACCGCGCGTTGAAATAGTACAAAGTGGTATACGTTTCATGGATGGAGCGAACATTGCGTGGGCAACTCGAATTAACGAATTAGCGTATGATTGGGAGTACCAAAACATATGTGCAGTACTAGCTGCAGGTTATGCTGCTAAAGGACATAAAGTTCTAGTAGTAAGTGACAGAGTTGACTTTCTCAAGAGAAGTTCAGCACTAGTAGGAGATAACGCAATATGCGTTACAGGAGACGTTCCTCACGAAGAGAGAGGGGACATGATAAAAGAAATATTCACTACAAAAGATATACTCTTTGGAACACAAAGTATATTTTCAGAAGGTATTTCAGTAGATTGTCTTAGCTGTCTAATTCTAGGAACACCTATTAACAACGAGCCTCTACTAACACAATTAATTGGTAGAGTAATAAGACTATATGAAGGCAAACCTCAACCGGTAATTGTAGATATCCATTTAGAAGGTCGTACAGCTAGAAAACAGGCGGGTGCGCGTATGGGATATTACATGAAACAAGGGTACGATGTTGCTTACTTATAGGACTGAAAAATGTTTCTTGACATGAGGTTAAATTTTTGATATAATGTTATTCTATAATTGGAAAAAGATAAAAAAAGAAAGCAATGGAAGCGTCAATGATATTTTGACAATCCTGCACATCTTGACATACAAACTGCCTCCAGTTAATAGGCACGATAGAATATTCAAGTTCTGGCAAAAGAGTTTTCATGGACATAGTTTCCTTGTTAATCCTGAGCCTTTGTTTATTCAAAGAAGGAGATATTCAGATAGCGAAATTGCACAGTACGCAGGTATCGCGTCCTTGCGCAACTATTTTGAGTATCAAAAAACGAAAGATACCACTCTAGACCTCTTTCACTTTACAGGAAATGAGGACATAATAGAAAGCAATAGATTACTTTGGATTGAAGGAGATAGAATTCACTTTAAATTTGAGGAAATCACTAAAGGAGAAATGAAATGGCAATAAGTTTTAATCAAGCCAAGGGCGAAGCCCAAAAAAATAAAATTGATAGTTATCAGTATGTAGAAGGTGATAACAAAATCAGGATGGTCGGTGACATGTTACCAAGATATGTGTACTGGCTAAAAGGAGAAAATGGTAAAAATTTACCTTTTGAGTGTTTGTCGTTCGACAGAAACACCGAAGCATTTACTAATGTTGAAAAAGATTGGGTAAGAGAGTATCATCCAGAGCTTAAATGCGGATGGTCTTATGCAATCCAATGTATTCACGATGGTAAAGTCAAAGTCTTAAATCTTAAGAAAAAACTACTAGAACAAGTAATGGTAGCCGCGGAAGACCTCGGAGACCCAACTGACCCTGAAACAGGGTGGGATGTATGCTTCAAAAGAGTTAAAACAGGACCGATGGCTTACAATGTTGAGTATCAATTACAAGCATTAAAATGCAAACCAAGACCTCTAACTGAAGATGAGCAGTCTCTAGTAACAGACCTTAAGTCTATGGATGAAATCTTAACAAGACCAACTCCAGACGCACAGAAAGAGCTTCTCGATAGATTAAGAGAAGGGGCAGATAATTCAACACCTGATGAATCAATCAGCGACGAATTTGACATCAAGTAAGGAGTAATTATGTTTAAACCACGAATGACAAGTATTGGGGACTCGTTCCCTCATTTTACACTACAAGGTGTAGACAAGGATAACAACTTTATAGAGGTTTCTGTATCGAAAGAATATGAACCTTTAAAGCATGATTACACAGTAATCTACTTTTATCCTAAAGACTTTACTTTCATATGCCCGACAGAAATCGCGGCAATGGATATGTTAGTAGATGAAGCAAATGTTATTGGTATAAGTGGTGACAATGAGTTCTGTAAATTAGCTTGGAAACAATCTAATGAACTCATTGGAAACATACAACACTCGTTAGCCGCAGATTGCGGTATGGGACTTGCTTCTAATCTAGGAATAGTAAATGAAGAAGTAGGAGTATGTTACAGAGCTACTTATATTATTGATAAGAACAGCGTAATACAACATATTAGTGTTAATTCATTAGATACAGGTAGAAATGCGAAAGAAGTACTTAGAACTTTACAAGCAATTAAAGCTGGTGGTCTCACTGGCTGCGCTTGGGAAGAGGGAGAAGATTTCGTAGGATGATTCTATTTACAGCAGATTGGCATATTAAACTTGGGCAGAAAAATGTACCTATAGCATGGGCGTGTGCTCGTTATAAAATGTTTTTTGAACAAGTTTATGAACTTGAAAAGGATGTAAATTTGCACATCATTGGTGGGGACTTGTTTGACCGAGTCCCCAGCATGGATGAATTAAGTCTTTACTTTGACTTTGTAAAGGGCGTTACAGTACGAACAATTATCTTCGATGGAAACCACGAAGCAACTCGCAAAAACAAGACTTTCTTTACAAATTTAAAAAAGGTAACATCAAGTATTAACCCACTTGTAGAAGTAATAGACAGCACATATTATGAAGAAGATTGGGCAATATTACCTTATGCAGACTTACATAAAAAGAAGAGCATAGAAATGATGGATACTTATTATTTATTTACTCATGTTCGTGGAGAGATACCTCCTCATGTACAACCTGAAGTAGACTTAGATAGGTTTAATAAATTCAAGTATGTATTCGCAGGAGATTTACATGCACATGAAAATACACAAAAGAACATAATATATCCTGGTAGTCCTATGACTACAAGTTTTCATAGAAACTTAGTAAAAACAGGATACTTACTAATAGATGATAGTACACATCATTTTGACGAAGACTGGAAGTGGACTTGGCATCAGTTTAACCTTCCTCAGTTATTAAGAAAAACAGTAGAAACAGAAGATGAAATGGTACAAACAGACTTTCACCATACTATCTATGAAATAGAAGGAGATGTATCGGATT